ACGATTCTTATATAGGACCTACTAGATTTATAGCAGCAGCAGCAGCAATAGCAACAGGTTTAGCTAATGTTCAGTCAATAATGAACACACAAGTACCAGGTGGCGGTGGTGGCGGTGGTGGTGGTGGTGGGTCTGTTCCAAGTGTAGGTGCTACTCAACCTGCTCCTCAAATGATGTCAGGATCTTTTGAACTAAGTAATACAGCACCACCTGAACCTATGCAAGCGTTTGTAGTATCAGACGATATAACCAACAATCAAGATAAACTAGCTGCAATAAGACGTAGAGCTACTATTTAAAAATCAAATAAATTAATTAAAAATCTATTATATAACAAACACTATACTATGCCTTGCGAAAAATGTGAAAACGGAAAATACAAATGGGGAAAAACAGGAAGTTGTAAGTACGATACAAAAGAAGAATGTAAAAAAGCTAATCCAAAAAAATATAATAAAATGATGCCAACACCATTAGGAATGAAGACTTATGCAGAATACGAGAAAAAATTAAAAGAATTTAATTTGAGTAAAGTTGAAAGAGTTGAGTTAAATGCTGTTAAAGATTTTGAAAAAGAATATAATAATGCTTCTGAAATACATAGTAAAGGTATGCGACAAACGACTGAAGTTGATAGTGCAGCAAATAAAGCATTAGATTTGTATGATGCAGCAGGTAAAAGTTATTTAAAAGCTAACGCAAGGTATCAAGAAATAGAAAATGCAGCAAAAGAATTAGGTGTTGATGTGCCTTCTAAAATAGAAGCATTAAAAAAAGATATTTCACAAAGCTTAAAAGATATAGATAACGCAAGTAAAAATCTAATAAAAATTAAAAATACTGATTTAGTATAAATTATAATATGAAAGAAACTAAAATAGTAGAATTAGTAATAGCAGATGATAGTCAAGAACTAGCTATTGATGCTATTAGCTTAGTAAACTCTCCAGCAATAGAGCAAGACTTTGTATTCTTTGGTAAAGAAAAAAACAACTTGACGTTTGCAAAAGTAGATGAAGAAAAGCGTATGCTAGTAAGTCCTGCTTTGATACCTAACAAGCAAATCTTCAGATATGATCCTAATACTGACAGCGAATACTATGTTTACTTTAGTCCTGAAACAGTTAGAAAAGCTAGTGAGTTATATTTAAAACATAACAATCATCACAAAGCTACTTACGAACATAAAGACAGAGTATCAGGAGTTCTAACAGTAGAATCTTGGATTAAGGAAGGAGATAGTGATAAGTCTAAGATGTATGGTTACGACTTACCTAATGGCACTTGGTTTGTTAAAATGAAGATAGAGAACGACGAACTTTGGAATAAGATAAAAGAAGGTGAGCTTAAAGGACTTTCAATAGAAGGATATTTTACTAATAAATTTGAAGAGATGCAAAAACAAAAACCAACTGATCAAGAGATACTAAGTGCTTTAAATGAGATAATAAGAGAATCTAAAAAGACTGAACTTAAGACTGAGAAGGTTGAGTTGGCTTTAGTTGATGATTTGAAAGATTTAATTAAAAGAGGTTTATCTATTGAAAAAGAATTAGCAGGACAAATAACAAGTTATAACGGATTGCTAAGAGCAGGTGGCGAATTTAAAAAGAAGTATGCTAATTTAGTAAAACAAGCAAAAGAATTAGGGGTAGATGTTCCTACTGAATTAAAAAAACTTGAAGAAATTGCTGATGGTTTTGAAAAAAAAGGAAATGCACTAAAAAAAGTATCTAATCTATTTGGATAATCTAAAAATCAAATAAATAAATAACTATTCTATTATATTAAAAAAGAAACTATGGACATTAAAGAACAAATACTTGTAGCACTAGGTCTTAATAAAGACGAAGAAGTAGTAATGGCTTATCAAGCTAAATCAGAAGACGGAACTATTTTCGTTTCAACTGCTGAGGAGTTAGAAGCAGGAGTAGATATTTCTGTATTGACAGAAGATGGTACTACTATCTTATTACCTGTTGGAACTTATAAGACAGATACAGGTGTATCTTTTAGAGTTGAAGAAGAAGGTATCGTTGCTGAAGTTATAGAAAGCGAAACTGAAGAAGAAGTAGAAGCAGGATATGATGATGAAAAAGAAGAAATGACTGAATCAGTAAACTTTATGTTTCCTGAAACAGATGCTAGAATCCAAAACTTAGAAGATGCAGTAGCTTCATTAAAAAGAGATAAAGACGGAGGAGATGATGAAGTTGAAGAAATGGCAGAAGAAGTTGTAGAACCAGGAACAAATCCTAAATCTATTAAAACAACTGAGGTAGTTGAATTTTCAGCAGAAGACGAATTAAAGAAGTTAAAGTCTGAAAACGAAAAACTTAAAACTGAATTAGCGGCAAGTCCTGCTGATTCTCCAATTAACACAAATAAATTTAGTACAGAAAGACGTACACCATCTGCACAAGATTTTAGAAGAATGAATAGTAAAGAAAGGTTTTTATATAACCTAAATAAATAATAATAATAATTTAAAAAAACAATTATGGCAATTACAGTAGCTTCAAACTTTGCAGGTAAGGCAGCAGGATTTTACATCAGTGCAGCTTTAAAAGCATCAAACTCGTTAGACTATCTAACAATGATAGAAAACATTAAATTTAAGAGTAATATACAAGCTCTTAATCAAACAGTAAATTCAGTAGTAGATGCAACTTGCGACTTTACAGCAGCAGGAACTTTAGCACTAACTGAAAAGGTATTAGAACCAAAAAATTTACAAGTAAATATGGATATTTGTAAAGAAACGCTTTTATCATCTTGGGAAGCATTAGAGATGAGAGCAGGAGCAGGCGCACCACCACCACCATCATTCGAAGACTATGTTATTTCTTATATGGGAGAAATTATAGCTCAAGCAACAGAAAATTCTATATGGGCAGGTACTAACGTAGCAGGACAAT